TCGAGATAAACATCGAGTACGTGTAACATGGTTCGAAGGGCAGGCTTAGGATCACTCGGGAAGAGCAAAAATTACTATCAGTATAATTATATTGATGTAGTGCAGAAGCTCGTACCTTCAGTATACCAGGACACCGACGCATCCATTTTCGGACAGGAAGAGGATATCCTATATTCTGTTTTGGGGAAAGTAATACTTGCTGCGAAGGATGCTTTAACTCTTATCCCTCTTAGCGCCACTGCTCCAGCTTATACTCTGAGTGGTATTCAACAGCAGTTTATCCCTAGAAACAATATGACCCATATTGAGCCTTATTTATTTGAGAATAAAATTCTTAAGGCTTTTGGAAAGAGATTATCTGATTTTAAAAATATAACTGATTGGTCGAATTATGTTTCTGGGACACTACTTCCAAGTATTAAACTTAATTATCCGTCTGCGTCCTTTGTGTCTGGAGTTAAGGCTAACATTAATGCGGCGGTTAGCAGTGCAGGTGCAGCTCACCAATATTTGATTGATAACTTATCTTGGGTGTATCTCCTCAATTTTGAAGGTCCGGATCAGTCCACTTTGAGTGGTTTTGACCCTTCCACTATTTCAAAAGATCTTTTAGTTAGTTCTACGTTCTTAGGTAAAAGTATTCAAGAGGTTGATGGTGTCAAAGGGTTATTCGAGTATATCTGGAGAAATAAAGAGGTACAAATTGCATCTGGGATGAGGTACATTCCTCCCATTTTTAATCAAACGAGTTCTACTGTGTCAGCAAATATCTACGCGTCAGGCACACAACTTTTAGATAGGTTGAAAACCCTTATAGGAGTATGGTATAATCCAAACGATGAAGCCTCCACGGAGCTACAAACACAATTAGAATTGTTGACATCCTTGGGGACTTACGACTCTAAAAAAATAACTGCGGGACCTTTTCAACGATTTTTAAAGGCTCTTAGTTTTGCAGTTTATGATGTTAATTCCCTTGTAGATGATATAGGTACATTGTTAGATGTGGATAGGTGTGATAAGAGATTTCTCAATTACTTGGGATCTCTTATAGGATGGAAAGTGCTTACCGGGGACATCGATAGATGGAGAGGTCAACTCAGGCAGGCGGTCTATCTTTATAAGGCAAAAGGAACTCGTAAAGCCTTAGAGACTGCTGTATCTTTAATGTTTCCAGAAGCAGGTTTCAATGCTGCTGATGCAACCGAAGAAACGTGGGAATCTTACATCCCCAGATTAATTTATTATCTTATTGCCACTGAGTCTAAAGTACTAAATGATCCAAACTATGACCCCCCCTCTTACGATTCCGGTGATCCTAACAATCCGGCAACTACGGTTTCTATTGATGGCGTTAACGCCATAACCGCCATTGGAGGTGATGCACTATTCGATAGTGATGACCACGACAACAACTATAGGTTCGCTACGGATTACGTTTTGGATTCCTTACAACACGCAACCAACGCTATAACGATAAACGGTGTTCCATACGCAGCCGATACTTGGGACCCAGATGGAAATGGAGACGAGTTTGAAGGGTTTGAACATAGAGGAGCTCTTGTTCCAGTCCCCCCCTGGGAAAATGATAGATTTTACGATACGACTTACACTACGATGACACAGTTATCGTATGTGTCAAGTTTGTTGTCAAAGAACCGAAGCAACGGAGGTCTTGAAGTTCCTTTGGAATATGTAAAAGGGTTTACACAACATGTTCTAGACAACAACTTAAACTCTTCCATGATGGCAGGTCTTAACCTAAAATGGAAGTTCTACACAACTAGTTCAATACAACCTCCTAATTTCGATACTGTAGTCAGTGGAGGACGAGCGAAGGACATCAGTCTAAAAGACTACTGGAACTCTAAAGGGTCTACGCTGTTAACCATCATAGAAACAAGTGCTCTAACCCAATCCCTTTCTCCGGGAGTGTCTGGAACCATAGATTATCAAGAAGCTGCGTCAGGAGATTTTTCCTACAAAGCCGACACAGATGAGGTTGTATATGTTGTAGGTCAGATATTTAGACAGTTTATCCCCTTTCACGCACTTGTTAAATTTTATGCTATTGATGACTTTCAAGATCGGGTAGATGTAGCAGGGAGCGGTAGCAGAGAAGGATTAATATACGCAGCTGTCAAAGATAATCTTGTTGACCAAGATGATCAAATTCTGAGAAATTTCGTATTGAGTGGGTATATTGCATCTTCTGTCCCTGGGTTGGACGCACCTAGTTCTAATAGGAGAGTATTCACGGGGGTTCCAAGAACATCTAGAAGAAGAAGGAATTTGGAATACATTATCCCCGGGGCAGCGTACTATAGAGACGGAAAATCTATGCCTATAGCAAGGGCGTTTGTCGGTTCCAGCACAGAAAATCCAGGGTATGCATCTTCGGTCATAGATTACGGTGAAGGAGGAGGTCAACTAGAGGTAATATTCAGTTCTGTAAACAACTACATGAATGTTAGTTCCTTCATTCCTTTGGGGTATAATTTTTCGACGGGTAGTTACTTCTCTACGAAAGGACCTGACGCTTGGATATATGATACTTCTAACTTCTTAGCTCTTTCTGGTTTGAATATGCAGGAGCAAGGTGCCGCGACCAGAGCTAGACTTGCGGACACCAGTGCAAGCTACTATGGTATCGACGTGTCCAGCACTTACCCTTGTCGTGCTCTTGGATATGTAAGTGGGATTTCACTGATGGGCCCCATGGATAGAACAGCTATGGATTACTCCACATGCGCCATTTATGGAACTGTCTTAAGAAATCAGACGTCTATAGATATGGTTCCTTCATTAGCTCCAAGTAGCATTGCGAATGTTGCTCTAGGCTCTCTCTTCTGGGACCTGTGGCAGAAGCACCAGAGATACTTTGGAGGTACTAATTTCAATTACATCTACGATGCGTACTCCGCATCCGGAGCCTTAGAAAGGTTTTCGAGAGCAGGAGGCAGGAGCCTTGGGGCTCAGCTAGAAGGCCCAGGATTCTTTAACAGTAATTTTGCCGTGCAAGGTCTTTTGGCTAAGGGAGATTTTGGGTCCGCCTCAGCATTCAAGGGGGAACCAGACCTTATTTCCAAATACCCACAATGGAAAAATATAGTTGCCAAAGAGGAAGCTGCAGGCAAAGAGTACGAAGCTTTCTCTGGCGACATTGTCAAAATACAATCTCCTGTTTCTTTTGGTGCTAAGGCTAATGAAAATTCCCGGGTTAAATACCCTGACTATGCAGACACAAGCTCCTCCAGATGGGCAATGAATAGTGTGGTAAGTGGCGTATCTTTAGTAGGAAGGGATGAGCCTGATGCGAGACCCTCTTGGGCTGTCTACAACACACAACAGTGGGGATCTCTCCACACTTCTTCCAATGCTACTAATGAGATTGGAGAGCTTCCCGGAACTATCTCTTTATTCAATGAAAAGGAGAACGCACCTCCACCTTTGGATATGACTGCCAACAAGAGCAATGCAATTGGTATACGATTTTCTTTAAACCAAGGAAGAGAATACTTAGCAAACCCTCAGTTTAGGTGGAAATCTGCAACTACCAATGCAGATGCTAAAGGCAACGAAACCGACACACCGTGGAAGAGTAATCCAAGCGCAAGAGGGATTTCTGGATGGGCTCTACAAGGAGCCAACACTAGTAAATACGATGGAACTGAGTGGCATACGGGAGACCTGTGGACAGGGGAGAATGTATTTGCATCGGCAGGGTATTTTTTGTCCGGTATAAATCCTGACACTGATCAATATTATCTTTCTGCAACGGCTTCTGGAGCTCCTCTCTGGAGGGGACAAAGATCTTCATACATAAGATCCCAGAAAGGCACAAACCACGGTGGGGAGAATGCTAACCTATACGGACTTGTTCCAGGGAGGAAATACAAATTAACCGTTCAGTTCATGACTAGAGATGCAGATGCTAGTGGTGTCTCAGTCGTTCTGAAACGTCAAAACCCTGATTCTAACGGAAGGGACACCCTATTTAATCGCTCTGGAGGGTGGTCTGTCGGAACAAATGAGAATAACACATGTCCAGTCTTAGCTCCAGGTAATAATCAAGGGTTATTTAACACATCTTCCTTGGACATTAATGTAAGTTCTACTTTCCTCCCTTATGACAGATATGACCTGCAGATAGCCCCCATAGGTCCTAATAATGGATCGTGGGTAGAAAGAATGGCTAGGTACTTTTTTAAGGAAATAAAACTTGAAGAATACGATACAAGCCCTACAAAGAATAGGCTAATCCCAGAGAAAGACTATGAGCTCTCTGTTAGGTTTAGGCATGATCCGAATCCTGACGATCCCGACGCTTTAATAGGCATTAGGATTAGGGCGGATAATATCCCAGTCAACTGGAATAATACGGAAAATGGATACGATTCAGAACATCAACCATTTTTCAAAGGAAAGGGAAATTCCTTCGCTTTTGATATCGTAGAAAATCAATGGAAGAACATTATAGAGTCAGATTATCGATATTGGGATCCGGGAAATCCTGGCGCAGGAGGACTTAATAATGACACTGGTAGATTGAAAAACTTGTATTATGAGTTTAAGATGGATTCTGATTTTATCTCTACTGATCCTAATGACAGTGACTGGAAAATAGTGACTATCCCTTTCAACACTAAAAATAATAATATAAACTCTCCAGACCAGTGGGACGATTACTCCACAGGTACATATAAAAAGTTTATATACAAAAATGGGAAACCCTTACACAACGTGGATACTGTGTACCACGTGGAAGTAGGAAAGTTTAGCTTTGATGAATATAATACTCTCGCGACAGAGAGAACTTTTCTTACAGTAGATAAAGTGTCCTTTAAACTTAAAAATTCATACGATAAGTTATTAAATTTTTACAAGTTTGAGGGGTTGGATAGTCTTTTCAGGAAATTTGATCTCCAGCTTTCTGGAGATTCTTCGAGGAACAGCTACTACTCAGCTAGTGCCTATCAAACCAGTGGAGGGTCCAGACTGTCCTATGAGGAAGAGTACGGAAATATTTACTCCGGAACGGTAGATACGACAAATATTTATGGTGACGCTAGCGGAGTAGTGTACAATTTAACAGACGACTAATGAGAGGATTCGTAGAAATATATAAAGGCAGAGATGACGACATGGAGTTGCTCCATGCCGATGACAATATCGTTGTAGACGGAGCTAAAGAACATATTGCTGATCTCCTGACTTTTATCCCTCCCCCCACAAGAGCGCCGTACGATCTTTCATCAACCGCCAGAAGTAACAGAAACAGTTATCTTCCAGCATCCGCTTCTCTAGACACTTCTAATTTCAATGTTAGGGGGATGACCATAGGTTCAGCTCGTGGTAATTACGATTTCCGTAATTCTAGGATTACCCCGTCAGCTTCTGAGGAATTTCAAAACCATAAAGGATTCTACCACCTACTTCCTTATGTTAATAACCATGACTACAGGTCTTATTCGTGGAATGAATATTCTCCGTTTGCCGAGAAAGTTGAATTATTTGGAGATAACAAATTTGAGAGTGTGGGTTTTGATATCCTTAAACAACACGGTCAAAACATTCTCGGAATAAATGATGTAGGAACTTTCAACAATTTTACCCATGTCCATGACTATCTTCTCTTGCCGGAGGGTTGGACCGGAGCTGCTCGGTATGAAGGTGATTACCTGGGACCTGGAGCTAACGGAAGAGGGCTGCGGCTAAAGAATGTTATTGCAGGTGGCTGTTGGGCCGAGCTTCTTCGGGGTTCGCCGCCGCAAAGAATAACAGAAATTGATCAGACTTATAAAGTGACATGGGATTTTCTGGCTTTGGACAACAATACCCAGAGGATGCTCATGTGGGATAATCAGTGGGGTGGTACTAGGATGTACCCATCCGGTTACACCACTTTAGGACCTTGCTCGCATACGTTTAGCCCCAAAATATCTTCTCACTTGCTGGCGTGGAGTGGCATGTTTCGGTTCGGGTTTGGAAGTACTCTTGAGGGGACAGGTGCTGATATAACCATAGACAATATGAAATTGTACAAGATGACGAACCCTCCATTCGGTTCCCCTCTCTTTGCAGTCTCTATGGCTGATTTCACCATTTCAAAGGGTGCTGAGCCTGAGTCTCAGTGGGAAGAAGACCCAGTCTACAATGTATACCCACACGAACAAATGAGACCCAAAAACTGGGTAGTTGAAAATGAGGATTATGAAAACTGGGAGAACGGAAATGGACAAGGTACTATAAACGATCCAGCCATACCGATGAGCTATGTATCTTGTGTTGACATACCGACTACCTGGACCAGCCCCGCATTTGTCTCTGGTCTAGTATTTAATCGGTGGATCGGCAATGACCCACTAACCACTGGAGTCAGTTCTTTAGGTATGTATTTCGATCCCGAAGAATCTAGACCCGACGGCTGGAATGAACTTAGCGCAGGCACTTATAAACTGAAGTACACATTCCTTGGAAGCAACGAAAATAACGGTTATCAGCTGTATGTCGATAATTATCCCGGGGGCAATCCCGTAGATGAAAACACTAACACACAAGAGATTGCATTTTTAGATACTACTCCTGGAACTAAAGACTCTTATCGCTCAGCTTTCGAATATTATGGGGATCTCACTAGAGAGATAGAATTCACCGTGGACGAGCAAAGTGAAGGCAGACCGTTTGGGATATGGGCTAATAAGTTCTTAGATCCAGGTGGTGGAGCGGGAAATACTATACCCGTTTATTGTGGTATATGCCACCTTAGACTATACAGGAGGGTTGGGGAAGATGCGATAGACCCCCATTGGGAATTAATACTAGAAGGATCACCCTCTTTTGGTAATGACACGTCCGGACCTGGATTAGATTTTAAATCTTCTAATGTTGGAGACCAAGCTATCCTCCGTCAAAATATAGAACTTAAAAAAGGAAATTCCTATAGATTTAATATAACTGCATCCGGTAGTGATCCTGTAAAGATTAGGTTATACCGTCAGAGACATACTCACATTTCTGACCCTACAGAACCTTTTGATTTTAAATACAATGCATTTTTAAGTGCTAGACAGGCCCTTGATGCATCTACTGGTCTATACAGGGATACAGGAAAAATAATCAAGCTTACGGGAAATCGAAGTACTCATACCGTAGATTTCAGAATACCGGAAAACCCAATTGATACTTTTGCATACTCAGAAGATGGGACTTCTTACTATTGGGAGATAATACTCCCTGCCGATGCTTCCGATTTCCTTTCAGATATCTCTATTGATAATGTGGATTTAATCGATTTGGAACAGGAAGTTCTTCGAAACGCTAGTTTCACTGAGACGGAGTCCATAATACCTAATTCCGAGCTGCTTAGAAAGACATTAGCACCTTCGTATGGAGTGGAGCCCAAAGGCTTAAAAATTCTTGGTGTTTACGATTTTTCCGGCACTCCAGACAATATAGATCTGTGGAGGGGCGCAGCCCGAGATGTGGTATCTCCTATTGATTATAACATAACTTACCCGGATGTACATCAATGGAATAGACAAACACACAATCCAAAGGTTATTACCCCTAATGCTGCAAGCATAACAACATCAGGAAGTGTAAGTTATGTTTTCTCTTCAGTGGGGTTATCAAGTGTCCCTGACGTGGGGTATGTTGACATTAATTGTCTGAACAGGGGCTCCGTGGCTCCTTTAACCACTAGAGCTCATTTAGGCGCAGAATTTCAAATAAAGGATTTGGGAATGTTCACCGATAGTTTGGGCACTTTGGCGAATTCACTTGGTGACAAAAGTAGAAATATCCCAATGCAATTATCTTTCTGGTATAGCACAGAGAATCCTGCTGCTGATAAACCTCTCACAGTCACCTTGTGGGCAACAGACCCACAAGGTGCAAGACACCATTATGGTTTTTCTGCGTGGGATCCAGGAAACAGCGGTGGATGGAACCAGAGAAACATGTGGCAT